TCACGCATTCGTTCCGCGGTTCTTCTTGATACGTTATAGCGTTCTGCAATTTCTTTAATTGTTACACCTTGAATTTTAGAAGACATAAAAACTGCTAAATCTAAAATATCTGAAACCCTTGAATATCTTGGTTTATCTTCTGCCATCATACTCTCCCATACTTAATTTTCTTTTTTATTTTACATTACGACCATTTTTGACACATCAAACAATTATATTAAATTCAAGAGGTGCAGCATGACAAATTATGATGAAAGAATACTATATAATGTACCAATAGAAATTCCTTTTCCTGTCAAAGTTAAATCCTTTAAATTTGAGAGAGGGGGACACTTTGGTAATTATAAAGTTTTTAAATATAAAATTACAAAAAAATATGGTAGAAAATTATCTTATGATGAAAAAGGTGAATACGAATACAAAATCCCATCTTCTGAAACAATAATTGAATCTAAAGAATTTGATAGAAAACTGAAAGATTTGATTAAATACTTTAATAAAGATTTTGGATTAAATACACATATTTGCGATGGTGAATGGTTTGAATTTAAAGCGACTTTAACTAATGGAGAAAAACTTAAAGCTAGTGGTTACAATTATTTCCCTAAAACCTACAACACCTTGATTGAATTTCTTGAGCAAAGTGCGAAACCTTTATCAATAAATGAAAAATGCCTAAAATTACCAATATTAAAAACGCAAAAAGTAGAATATATTCCTGGTAAAGGTGATGATCCAAATGTGATTTATGTTGGATGCTTTGATTATCCAGAGGATGTAAGAACTTGGCATAATATGATGTATGAGCTTGAATTAGTTGATTTTAATTATGAAGAAAATATAACCAAACTTCTTGATTTACCTATTGAAATATTAACAAGAGATAATATTTTAACGATATTTACATACATCCTTAGAAGTGAACGTTTTGGAGATGGAGTTATTGCAAGGGAATTAGAAAGCGGTAGATTGGAAAAACTATGCAAAAGATTACAAGAACTTATTAAAAAGGAGGGTTTATAATGCTTAAAGATAAATTTATAACAACCGGTTATGCAGCACTAGATAGATTAGTTGATGAGTTTAAAGTGCCTAAATTAATCTTGGTTACACATAATAACAAAAAAGAATTTTTGTCCGACATTACAACATTTGTGTCTATTTCTGCAAAAATTCCTACAGCAATCTTTTCGTTAGAACTTAAAAAAGAAGATGTTATTCATAATTTAATCTATTCTTCAGCACATATCAGTAATGAAAAAGAAACTGCAAATAATTTCGATACAAAAGAATGGCATAATATTTCAAATGCGATGGGTATCTTTGCAGATGCACCAATTGTTATTTCAGATAATACCAATAATCTTAGTTCGATAGAAGATTTAGCGGAAAAATTCCGCAAGGAATATAATGACGATGATGCATTAATCATAATTGATAATTTGCAATTAATAGACATTCATGAAGACTGGGATCATAAAGGTAAACTCGAAAGTATTGTTGCTAGGCTTGAAGGTTTATCTAAAAGCACAAAGTCTACAATTCTATTGCTAACGAACCATTCTCATAAAGATAGCCGTTTTTTAGATGAAATTTCAACTTGGGTATGTTTGTAAAATGTAATCAACTCATATTTTCATGATATGATTGATTTGCAGGGGTGCGAATGACAACAAAGATTTTAGACAACAAAAATAATGGAAAAGTTATTGACGAATTAAGAGAGAATTTAGAAAAATCGTCAAAGTTATCGATTATCTCTGCTTATTTTACAATTTATGCTTATCACGAATTAAAAAAAGAACTTTCAAAAGTAGACTCTCTTCGTTTTTTATTTACAGAACAAAGTTTTAAAAAGCAAGATGAAGAGCTTTTAAGACAGTATTATATAAGCAAAAAGATTAATAGTAATACTTTATTCGGCAACGAATTTGAAATTAAATTAAAAAATGAGTTAAATCAAACCAATATTGCTCGAGAATGTGCAGAATGGTTAAAAAGTAAGGCTGAAATAAAATCTTTAAAATTCCCAAACCCTGCTCAGCCACGTTTAATCCATATTGATAATCCAACATTGGAAAATGTTGCTATTTCGGGAACAGTTGACTTTACAACAGATGCTTTGGGGGTTACCCCTTCAAATAGAATTGATAATAATATTTGTATGATTGGTAATGCAGAAACACAATCATTCTTGCAGATGTTCAATACTTATTGGAACAATCCTGAATTTGTTGTCGATGTAAAAGAACAGATTCTGGAGCAGATGGAAATAATCTATAAAGAGAATACTCCTGAATTTATTTATTTTATTACTCTTTATAGTGTTTTTAATGATTATCTTGATGAATTAACTGAAGACAAAATTTTAAAAACACGCACAGGTTTCAAAGACACAACTATTTGGAATATGCTTTATAAATTCCAAAAAGATGGTGTAATTGGAGCTATTGAAAAAATAGAAAAACACAATGGCTGCATTATTGCAGATAGCGTTGGTCTTGGTAAAACCTTCACAGCTTTAGCAATTATAAAATACTATGAATTAAGAAATGACAGAGTTTTAGTTCTTGCACCTAAAAAACTTCGTGAGAATTGGAGCATCTATACTCTAAACGATAAGCGAAATATATTGGCAGATGATAGATTTGGCTTTGATGTTCTTAATCATACAGATTTAAGCCGTTATAAAGGATATTCAGGTGAGATAAACCTTGAAACTATTAATTGGGCAAACTATGACCTTGTTGTAATTGACGAATCTCACAACTTCAGAAATAACACCCCACGCAAAAACACCATTAATCGTTATCAAAGATTAATGAACGACATTATAAAATCAGGGGTAAAAACTAAAGTTCTAATGTTGTCTGCAACCCCTGTAAACAACAAAATGAACGATATTAAAAACCAAATAAATATCATTACTGAGGCACAAGATAATGCTTTTTCTAATATTGGATTAAATAGTATTGAAACAATTTTAAGAAATGCTCAACGTGCTTTTAATGTTTGGTCTAAACTTCCTGATGAAGAGAGAACAACTGCAAAATTCTTGGATAGTATAAATCTTGAATATTTCAAGCTTCTTGATGCCATTACAATTGCACGTTCAAGAAAGCATATTCAAAAATACTACGACATCAATGATATAGGTAAATTCCCAACTAGACTTAAACCCCAAAATATTAAGTCTAATATTGATATGTATGCAGAATTTCCACAAATGCAAGACGTAAATACAACAATTAAAAAATTAAATCTTGGTATTTATGCTCCTGTTGCGTATCTTTTACCATCTAAAAAGGATGAATACTCTGCAAAATACGACGTTGAAGTTAAAGAAGGTAAGTCAAAATTTACACAAGCTGACCGTGAAAAGCAACTTGTAAATTTAATGCGTGTCAATATTTTAAAACGTCTTGAAAGCTCAATAAGTTCTTTTTCAATTACTATTAAAAACATATTAGAAACAATTAATGTTGCTCTTTCAAGAATTGAAAACAATGATGTGGATTACAATACAGATGTAAACATTGCTGACATCGATTTAGATGACAACGAATATGAAGATATTATGTTTGGTAAAAATGTCAAAATCTTGTTTAAGGATATTGATTTGATTCGTTGGAAACAAGATTTATTACTTGATAAAGAAAAGTTAGAATGGTTATTACAAGAGGCTGAAAAAATAATCCCTGCAAGAGACTCTAAACTTAATGATTTAAAAGAATTAATTATAAACAAAGTTCAAAATCCAATTAACAACGGTAATAAAAAGGTTATCATATTTAGTGCTTTTGCGGATACTGCAAATTATTTATACGCAAACCTTGTTGATTGGATTAGAAACGAATTCGGACTTTATACGGCAATGGTTGTTGGTTCAGGGAATAATAAGAGCAACTTCCCAAAACTTAAATTGGGTGACTTAAATGCTGTGCTTACTAACTTCTCGCCTTATTCTAAAAAGAGAGAGAAAATTTATCCTGATATTACAGAAGAAATTGATGTTCTTATCGCAACTGACTGTATTTCAGAAGGTCAAAACTTGCAGGACTGCGACTATTTAATAAATTATGACATCCATTGGAATCCGGTTCGTATTATTCAAAGATTCGGTCGTATTGATAGAATCGGCAGTAAAAACGATGAAATTCAACTTGTTAACTTCTGGCCCAATATGGAATTAGATGAGTACATTAATCTTGAGGCTAGAGTTCAAAACAGAATGGTTATGCTTGATGTTTCTGCAACAGGGGAAGAAAACGTTATTGATGAAAATCAATCAAAAGAAATGAATGACCTTGAATACAGAAGAAATCAACTTAAAAACTTGCAGGATAAAGTTATGGATTTAGAAGATATTTCAGGAAATATCTCAATTACAGACTTAACTTTAAACGATTTTAAAATTGATTTAATGGAATACATGAAAGAACATAGAGCAGAACTTGATAATGCTCCGACTGGAATGTATGCCATTGTAAATCTTGATGAGAATTTAAGAGATGAATTAAAGCCGGGAATAATCTTTACTTTAAAACAGATTAAAGAAACTAAAACAAAAGAACAAAACGTATTAGCTCCATATTATATGATACATATTGCTTACGATGGAGAAATTAAATATAGCTTTATGCAATCTAAAAAATTAATGGATTTCTATAAAAAGCTGTGCGTTAGCAAAAAAGAAGTGTTGCAAGATTTAGTTCAACAATTCAACCAAGAAACAAAAGACGGAAACGATATGGCAACATATTCAAGGCTTTTAAAAACTGCAATAGAAAATATTGTTGGTAAAAAAGAAGAAGCAGGAATTAATAGCTTGTTCTCACAAGGTGGTACTAATTTCTATAAAACTTCTTCATCATCTAATTCGGAAGATTTTGAGTTGGTTTCATTTTTAATAATCAAATAGGTGTTAATGAATAGATTCTATGAAAAATTGAATGTACCTAAGAACTGTATTGTAGACAATACTGTGTTCAAAAAAGCCTTTTTAGAAAATGCTGATTTACTTGCTTTTGATAAAAAAATTATCAACGAACATATTAAAAAAGTTACTTGGAAATATTGCTTAAAGCCTGACACTATAAATATTCAACCATATAAAAGTGACGAAAGAGATTATCTTGAAATTGAAATAATGGAAGTTCAATTAAACGAAGATTCAAAGGTTAAAAGAATTGCTGAAATTATCATGAGAGCAATTCCTTATCCGATTTTATTGGTGCTTGTTAAAGATAATCAAATTCAACTTGTAACAGGCGATATGAGAAAAAATTTAAGCGATAGTTCAAAAGTTACTGTTGAGGATTTTTCTTTTACAGGCTGGATTGATTTAAATTCTGAAGATATCTTTAGAGATAATCTTTTTGCAGAATTAAATATTTCTAAATTAAGTTATATCAACTTTTATGAGATGTACAAAGATATAACTGCAAAAGTAAATCTATATAATGTGTCAAAAATTAAAGGTTCTTTAGTTAATACAGAGAATACGTCCAATTTTGACACGCAAGAAATTTATACTAAAATCAAGTCATTAGAAGACAAAATCTTGCAGTTACAGAATAAAGTTAAAAAAGCGATTGATGTAGCTGAAAGAGTAGAAATAAGCATGGAATTAAACAAATTAAGAAAAGAAAAAGAAAGTCTTTTAAAACTATTATAAAGAGGTGTTATATGCAGGAAGTGAAAATGAGTGGCGAAAGTTTAAATATTGAACAAGAAAATATTTCTAAATTAAAAGAAATATTCCCTGAAGTATTTAATGAAGATAAAATTGACTTCGATAAATTGCAAAATGTATTGGGCAATTATATTGATACTGATGAGGAAAAATATCGTTTTACTTGGAATGGCAAAATGAATGCGTTAAGACTTTCTCAAACACCATCAATTGGAACTTTAAGACCTTGTAAAGAAGAAAGCAGAGATTGGGACACAACTCAAAACCTTTATATTGAAGGTGATAATCTTGAAGTTTTAAAACTTTTGCAAAATTCATATTTAAACAAAATTAAAATGATTTACATAGACCCGCCATATAATACAGGACATGATTTTGTATATGCTGATGATTTTAAAGACAATATTAATAATTATAAAAAGGTAACAGGACAAGTTGATTCAGAAGGTAATGCAACATCTACTAATAAAGATTCTGATGGTAGATATCACACAAATTGGTTAAACATGATGTATCCTCGTTTGAGACTTGCAAGAAATTTATTAACTGATGATGGAATTATATTTATTTCAATCGATGATTATGAAGTCATAAATTTAAAGAAAATATGTGATGAAATTTTTGGTGAAACTAATTTTATAAATCAGGTTGTATGGGTAAGAAATTCAAGTGGTAAAACCGTATCAAATGAACTTGCGGTTAATATTGAATATTTATTAATCTACGCAAAATCATCACAATATGCATTAAAACCAATTTACAAACCTCTTTCTGAAGCAACTATTAAAATGTACTCAAAAGATGATAACGATGGCAGAGGAAAGTATCGTCTATATCCAATGCAAAAAACAAAAGATCCTGGTCCTGAAACAACATATGATTATATTGATAATAATGGAAAAGTGTGGCCTTGTCCTGCAAAGGGTTGGAGAATGTGTTACAGCAAAATGAAAGCTCTTGAAGATGATGGAAGACTTTGTCTTGAAAATAGTACTATTTCCGAAAAAGCATATTGGAATGAACGTGATGCTGAAGGGAAATTAGCTGATTCTTTTTGGAATGATTTACCTGTAGCATTTGATACAATAGATGATGAATATTTACAAAAAATAGTGAATTATTATACAGATGTTTGTAAGGGTGTTTCTGAAAATAGTTCAGGTAGTAAAGAAGTAAATGCTTTATTTGACGGAAAACCGGTATTTTCTAATCCTAAACCGACTGACTACATAGAACGTATGTTAAAAATGCAGACCGATAAAGATTCAATAATTTTAGACTTCTTTTCTGGTAGTTCTTCTACTGCTCATGCTGTTATGAAGTTAAACAATGAAGATGGTGGTAATCGTAAATTTATTATGAGCCAATTACCACAACCATTAAACCCTCTTGATAAGGATGAAAAAATTGCTTGTGATTTCCTTTCGGAAATTGGAAAGCCTCTCGTTTTAAGCGAAATAGGAAAAGAACGCATTAGAAGAGCTGGCGATAAAATCAAGCAAGAAACTGATACTAAAAACCAACAATTAAAATTAGGAGAAGAATTTAAGAAAACTCCTGACATAGGCTTTAAAGTATTTAAATTAGATTCTTCAAACATGAGAAAATGGAATCCTGATGCACAAAACATTGAACAGGCTTTATTAGACCAAATAAATAATTTTGTCGAAGGTAGAAGTGAAGAAGACGCTCTTTATGAAATCATCTTGAAAAATGGATTATCACTTACTGTTCCTGTTGAAGAACTAGATATTAAAGGTAAAAAAGTTTATTCAATCGGTATGGGTGCATTAATTGTTTGTTTGGATAACAATATAACTCTTGATATTGCTGATGAAATTGCAAATATAAGCACCGAATTTGAAGATAAAAGCCAAGTTACAGTTGTATTCAAAGATAATGGTTTTGCAAATGATAGTGTAAAAACAAACATAAAAGAAACCATCAGAGGTTACGGCATTGGAAAGTTTGTAACTGTTTAATCGAAGAGGTGTATGATGGTAATGAAATTTAAATATGAAGAATTAGAATATCAAAAAAAAGCTATAAACTCTGTTCTTGATTTATTTGAAGGTCAAGAAACAGGACAGTCAGTTTTTACTGTTGAAAATAATATGCACCAAATCGGCATTGAAGAAAACTTAACTGCTGATGGTTATTCAGTAGGGATTGGAAACAGATTGGATTTAACTGATGACGAATTATTGAACAATATGCACAATGTTCAATTGCATAATGGATTACCTCAAACATCTGAAAAAGATAATAAATATCCTGAATTTGATATAAATATGGAAACCGGAACAGGGAAAACTTATGTTTATTTGAAAACTATCTTTGAATTAAAGAAAAAGTATGGCTTTTCAAAATTTATAATCGTAGTGCCATCTGTTCCAATTAAAGAAGGTGTTAACAAGTCTTTAAAAGTAACTTACGAGCAATTTAAACAAGATTATCCTGAAATTCCATACAGTAATTCAAGTTATTTTGTTTATGATAGTTCAAAACCTGAATTAGTAAGAGATTTTGCAGTAAATCAAAACCTATCAATTATGGTGATTACAATCGCAGCATTCAATAAAGACAAGAATGTAATTCACCAAGAAGATAGAGAAACAGGTAAATTAATCGATTTAATTCGTTCAACAAGGCCTATTTTAATCATTGATGAACCTCAATTGGTTGATAATACTACAACTGCACAAAATGCAATTAAATTATTAGATCCTCTTGTAAGTTTCAGATATAGTGCAACCCACAACAGAAAAAGCAATCTTATTTATAGCTTTGATTCAATAGATGCTTATGAAGGAGAATATGTTAAACAAATAGAAGTTGCATCTTTTTCAACCCAAGATTATGACAACGCAGCGTATATAAAAGTAAATTCAATTAAATCTGTTAAAGATTCTATAACCGCAACACTTGAAATTAGTGTTATGAATGAATTAGGAAAGGTTCAAAAGAAAACAGTTAAGGTTGATAAATACAAGCACAATAGCCTGTTTGCACTATCAGGAGGACGTGAAATCTATTCTGATTACAGAATAAAAGACCTTTACTGTGATGGTTCAAATAAATACATTGAATTTCTTAATGGTGTAGAAATATCTGAAGGGCAATGTATTGGTGATATTGACGATGCTGATTTGAAAAGACAACAAATAAGAAAAACTATTCAAGAACATTTGGATAAAGAAAAAATGTTTGCTATGAAAAATCTCGGCATCAAAGTTTTAAGTTTATTCTTTATCGACAGAGTTGATAAATATCGTTCTTATGATGAAAATGGAAATCCTCAAAAGGGCGAATATGCAAGAATTTTTGAAGAAGAATATAAAGAAATTATTTCTTCAAGAAAATATAATGATTTAATTTATCAAGCAGATGATACTCCTGTTGAACAAGTTCATAATGGTTATTTTTCAATAGATAAAAAAGTTGTAACTCCTTATTCTGAATTAACAGAAAAGACAGGAAGTAAAGCTGAAGAAAGCACATATAACCTGATTATGAAAGATAAAGAGAAACTATTAAGTCTTGATAACAAATTACGATTTATATTCTCTCACTCTGCATTAGGTGTTGGTTGGGACAATCCAAACGTATTCCAAATCTGTACTTTAGCAGAAAACAGGCAAGAAGTTGATAGAAGACAAAAAATTGGTCGTGGTTTAAGACTTTGCGTTAATCAAAATGGCGAACGTGTTAAAGGTTTTGATGTTAATACATTAACTGTAATTGCAAATGAAAGTTATGAAGAATTTGCAACACAATTACAACACGAAATTGAAAAAGACAACAAAGATATTAAATTCGGTACTTTGGAATTCCATTCATTTGCGAATATTCCTGTAAAACAAGCGGATGGTACAACTCAATATTTGGGAGAACAAAGTTCTAAAGCAATCTATGACCACTTTGTTGCTCAAAATTATATTGATGCAAAAGGCAAAGTTCAACAGTCTTTAAAACTTGATTTAAAAAATGACACACTTAAACTTCCTGAAGAATTTGCAGGGATTAAAGAACAAATTCAGACTATTGTTAAAAAACACGCAGGAAACCTTAATATTAAGGATAATTCTAAAAAACACACTATCGAACTTAAAAATGAAGTATATTTAGATCCTGAATTTATCGCTCTTTGGGATAGTATTAAATATAAAACTAGATATTCAATCGAATTTGATACTCCTAATTTAGTTGATAAATGCGTGAAAGCAATAAATACAAAAATGGAATGTGATGCTGCCACAATCATTTCTAAAACAGCAAGACTAAAAATTACTGATGCAGGAATTGATTGCTCAAAAATTGTAGATAGTTCTATCAGTGGTACTATTGAGGAAGTATCATATTATCCTGATATTATTACTTTCTTACAAAATAAAACTAATTTAACAAGAAAAACTATTGTTGATATCTTGATTAAAAGTAACACCTTGAATATTTTCAAGAAAAACCCTCAAAGCTATATGTCAGAAGTTGCTAGGGTAATTCAAAGAGTTTTAAGAGATTTAATTTTAGATGGTATTAAATATACAAAACTTGGTGATGATTATTATTACGCACAAGAATTATTAAAAGACAATCCTATTACTGGTTATTTAGAACGTAATATGATGGAAACAAACAGCAATAAATATCCATTCACTCATGTTGTTTATGATTCTGATAATGAGGCAAGTTTTGCTGAACAATTTGAAAACAATAAACATATTCTCAAATATGTAAAACTGCCAAGTAAATTCAAAGTCCCAACACCTTTAGGACCATATAATCCAGACTGGGCAGTTTTGGTTGATAAAGATGGCGAACGTAAGTTATACTTTGTGTTAGAAACTAAAAGAGAAAACTTGCAAATTGCTTTAGATGACGATTTGAGACAAAACGAAAAAGACAAAATTTATTGTGGTAAAAAACACTTCGAAGCACTAGGCACAGAGGCTCAATTTGAAGCTGTAACTAACTTTGATAAATTTATACAAGAAGTTACAAGAAATTAATTTAAATAATTTTCAACTTCCTCCATAATATCTACAAAGTCAGAGTCTGTTAGTTTTAGATAAGGTCTTGCAGGGATTGAAACAGATTTGTTTTTGCCTGCTTCTCCACCTAGTTGATGGATTGCGGCATAATCTAAATTTGAGCCAATAACTGCCGATTCATCGTCATATTGAGTTGTGATAGAACTTGCAAGCCTTCCTTCAACTTGAAGAATTTGTCCTGGCCAATGTCCTGCTTTTTTGCGTTTTTTAATCGTGCTTTCTGTGAGTTCTTGCCATTTATCAGGTCTACCCTGTTGTGCGAAGTTTTCTTCTGTTGCATTAGCCATTATTCCTGCAATATTTTTCATCAATGGACGAAGTGTTTCAGCCTTTGCTGCCACTTTTAAAAGAGCATCTTGAACAGCTTTATTATCGATTTTAATTTCAATATTATCCGACATTATGACGTTCTTTTATTGGATAATTAGCAATTAATAGTTCTTTAAAAATCTTGTTTTCACGGCTAGTACCTTGACGATTATTTATTCCGTTTAATCGTTCAACTTCAATCATTTCAAAGCCTTTGTATAGTTCTCTAATTTTAGGAGAATCATCATAAGATAATAAAAATCTACCTTTAATGTTTCCAAGAACTTCTCTTAATCGTTCGTGGTCAAAGTTTTCGGTACTTGTTACTTCATAACCACAACCTTTTGAATATGGCGGATCACAATAGAAAAATGCATCTTCAAAGTCATATTGTTTGATTAATTTTTCAAAATCTCTGTTCTCAATTAAGACTTTATCTAACCTATCGTGAATTGCATCTATTTTATCCATAACGTTTCTTTGACTTTTTGATGCACCACCTGAAGAACGTTTTACAGTTCCAAAAGTCTCGCCTCTGCCACCAAATGAACGAGTAATCAAAAAGTAGAATTGAACAGCTTTTTGAATGTCTGTAATAAACGTACCATTCAAGAACTGCAAGAACATCTCACGAGAACCAAGAAGATATTTATATTCTTCCTTAAAAGCATTAGGGTGGTATTTTACAATACGGAATAAATTAGCAAGTCTGCCATCTAAATCGTTGTATATCTCTAAATCTGCCCATCTGTCTTTATAAAACAAAACCCAAGCGCCACCACCAAATGGTTCAATATATGATTTAATATCTTCAGGAATAAGTGGAGCTATTGTTTTACGCAATAATCTTTTACCACCAACCCAATTAATTAAACATTTTCTATCAATTGTCATAATAAACTCCTTTTAATTCATTGTTAAACGTACTTTAAATGCCTTTTAATCTTTTGCAGGGTTATAGCTCCAACCAACATCAGGAGCAATTTGTTTACCTGTTAATGGATCTGTGTAAACTGTAACCGGTTGATATTGACCTGATTTTTTTGAAACAAGCCTGTCTTCTTGAGATAGCCTTCCTAAAGATGATTCAACAAAAAGATTTCTTTTTTTGACATTGCGAGGGGACAATGCCCTAACTCTACAACGACATCTCCAACCATTCGGAGGGTAAAAAGAGCTCCAAAATGGGTCATCATGAGGAAAAACCAAGTCGTGGAGTTGTGCGTGTTCTGCACGTGTCCTTTGGTCTAAAACTGCGACATATTGCCAATATGGACGATTATCTGTATTTTCAATTTGTGTTTTATATCGTCCTGTTTGATAAGCTGTTTGCATATTTACGGAATAAATTGTTTTCAGTCGATACATTGAACCAAGTTGAACTTTTTCAGCATCACCTTTTGAATCAACTACAACAACTTCGCCCCACCAACCTTTCTTTTGCAGGGTTGGTTTAAGCTCTTTTTGAAACTCCTGAAAAGTTTTTCCTTCTTCAAGTGCTTTATCCAAAACTGTGCGAATATCGTTTAAAATATCTTCACGCATAGCCTTTGCAACTGTGAAAGATTTTCTGTGCGCAGATTGCCATAATTCGTACCAATCCCAAGAAAGTTTGTTGTTTTTTGATTTGAAATACTTGATGGCTATTGCAGGGGATAATTTAAACAGGGCATTAAGTTTGACCATTAACCACCTCTGCTAATTTTTCAGCGACAGCACGTGCAACATTTACTGTCACAGCATTACCCGCCATTTTATAAAGTTGAGCATCCGAAATACCAAGTTCTCTTGCTTGTTGAACCATTCCATCAGGAAATCCTTGAAGTCTAAAACATTCAAGAGGAGTCAATCTTCTGATACGATAATCATCAATTGTTCCCATATTACAGTTAGTATCTAGAGTTTGAGAACAACCTTTACCAACTCTACCTCTGCGAGTTTTAGAATTTGGAAATGCTAAATTTATTCCGTCTCCGGGACCTGCCTCATCGTAGCCTTTTTTAGTTCCGTTTCTTATTTTCATTAACGGAGTATCGCCACCGACTTTGAGAGTTTCAACAATATCAGATTGTTTATACTTATTGAATCGTGGCTTATTGATACAATAAAGACCTGTTTTACCACTTCCACCATTAGCAACTAAACAAGAACCGATGCCATCTGTGGTATAAATTCTGCCGCCTTGATGAGCATTTGGTGGGTTTATTGGATGTTTTCTGATTTCGCCAATATCCTCTGTATCGCAGCCTGTGAGAGGAAATATTTTTCCGGCACATTCTGTTCCAAGACATCCAACAATGTACACCCTTTCCCGGTTTTGAGGAACGCCGAAGAACTTAGAATTAAGAACCTGCCATTGCACTTGATACCCAAGGTCGGTGAGAACTTCAATGATAGTTGCAAAAGTTCTTCCACCGTCGTGGTTAAGTAAGCCTTTAACGTTTTCGAGTATAAAATATTTGGGTTTTTTGTCTCGCAAAATCCTTGCGACTTCAAAAAAGAGTGTGCCTCGGGTGTCTTCAAATCCTCGTCTTTTTCCTGCAATCGAGAAAGATTGGCAAGGAAATCCACCACAGAAGATATCAAAGTCTGGCATTGTTGATGTGTCAATTTTTCTGATGTCATTGTAAAATACCTCGTTATCGTTGCATAAAAATGCTAAATATAATTGATTAGCGTATGGGTCATTATCACAGAATCCCATACACTCAAAACCTACACTTTCAAGTGCGATTTTAAAGCCACCTATCCCTGAAAAAGCATCAAAGAATTTAAGTTTAGTCATCTAAACCATCCTTTCTGCCTTGAAGTTCA